ACTCATATTTTATATTTTATATTATATATAAATTAATTTATAGTATATTTATTTATCAATTTTTATAAAATAATAACATATATAGATATATATGTATTAGTCTCGTCATTAGTATTCAGACCCAGGCAGGGAGCATCCTGAGCAAGATTTTCCGTCGCTTTCGTTTACATAGCGACGACCGCGCTTGGCCTTGCACGGTTCTTCAGGTTCTTCAGCTTCGTCATTACGAGGGCGCTTTTCGTTGAGCGCTTGAATAATGACTGGAGCGACAGATTCCTCCTCGTCGTCAGCATCCTCCTCGTCCTCTTCGTCGGCGTCCTCCTCGTCGTCAGCATCCTCCTCGTCGGCGTCCTCCTCGTCAACGTCATCGGCGGCGTCCTCCTCGTCGGCGTCCTCTTCGGCAACCTGCTCACCTGCAGCGTCCTCTTCGGCAACCTGCTCACCTGCAGCGTCCTCTTCGGCAACCTGCTCACCTGCAGCGTCGAGATGAGCTGCGAGTTCAGCTTCGAGTTTAGCAAAATCCAAAACTCCTTCTTTGTGCACTGGAGGTAGTACTGACTCAAATGCTGCGATGGCAGCTAGAGATGCCTCCTCCTCGGCACTAAATACCAATTTAGCTGCGGCAAGAACAGCCGCCCCTGCAGCCGCAAATTCGGCTGCGGCACGTGCTGCGGCAACTGCTTCGGGCGTGTTTTCCCCGTCTTTATCGTAGCGAAATCCGGTGTCCATTTTAAGGAAAGTATCAAAATACATATAATGAATCATGTTATAATTATTTTTTTCAATTTTTTAGAACGACCGTAAGGAAGGAATCAATTTTTTATTAATTCTTTTGAATTAATAAAAAATTAGAACGACCGTAAGGAAGGAATCAATTTTTTATAACGACTGTAAGGAAGGAATCAATTTTTAACCATATAATGATTCAGGCGCTACTTTAACATCATTTAATAATACATCTATATGTTTTTTATTTACTTTTAATGGAAATTTTAAATTATCAATCTTGAATGTCCAATCTAATACCCCATATGTTCCATCAATATCAATTGATGATCGGAGTATATCTAATCTCTTACATATAGTATCAATATGGCGCTTTAATTCTCTTACTCCTTTATCACTTCTTTTATTTTTAGTTAAAATATATTCAATTACTTGATCATCAAAATAAACCTGATTTTTTAATCCATAATCTTCTAATTTTTTAGGAATTAATATATTTTTACAAATTTCTATTTTTTGAAGAGTACCATATCCATCTACATCAACTACATACAATCTATTTCTTAAAATTGGATTTATTGCATCAATATTATTTAATGAACAAATAAACCAAATATTGCTTAGATCTATTGGGATATCAGAAATATATTTATCATAAAATACATTATTCTGAGTATTATCTAAAATATGAATTAATTGATTAACTACTTCAATACCCTCAATTGAATCACTAATCTTATCTATTTCATCAAAAAATATAATTCCATTATTGCAATTCATTTTAATTAATGCATCTACTATTATTCCTTGTTTAGATCCAACATATGTATTTGAAAATCCATCTAAAAATGATCCATCTTTAATTCCTCCTAAAGAAATATGATAAAATGGTAAATTTAATGATTGTGCCATAATATGAATTATTTTAGTTTTTCCTACTCCAGCACTACCAACTAATGATAGTATTAGTTCAGATTTTCTTTTTTTGATAAATCTATTAATTATTTGTAACATTAATTCTTCTTTAACATTTTTCATACCAAATAAATCTGCATCTAATTTAATTTTGATATGTTTTAAAAAATCATTAGTATTATTAATATGCAATTGAACAGAATTATTAAAAGGTATGTTTAACACCTGAAGTATCCAATGTTTTAATTTAAAGTATTCAGTATCTTTATCACTCATTTCTTCTAACATTTTATATTTATCATAAACAATAGATTTATATTGATCACTAATATTCATTTTAATTATTTTTTCTTTTAAATCAAATGTAATTTTATTTAATGATTCTAATTTTTTAACTTCAATTTCTAGTTTTTCTTTATTCTTAATTTCTTCAGCAGTCATACTTGTAATTTTTTTAATATCTTCCTTTAAAATATCTCGATATTTAATGTATTCTTCTAAATTATTTTCATTATTTTTCATAATACAATACTTTTCTACTAATTTTAATTTATCTATTTCATTAATATTTTTTAATGATAAAATGTTATCTATAGTAACAGTATTATCATATAATTGTAATTTAATTTTTTTAAATAATTCAGTCATTTCTTTATTCTCTTTTTTAGTTTTACTTCCTAAATTAACATTATCTGCTTCTAAATCTAAATCTCCTAAATTATACATATGACATTTTTCATCAAAATTATCTATTTTCTCATTCTCTAATGACCCTTCACTATTGGCTCTTTTTCTACCTCTTGATTCCTCTTTTTTATCCTCCTTTTTATCTTCTTTTTTTTCTTTTTTATCCTCCTTTTTTTCATTAAAATATGTTTCATCTTCGCTATCAGAATTATCTCCTTTAGAAATTGTATTGAGTTTTAATTTTGGTAAATTTAAATTTAATTTAAGCCTAGATTTATTTTTTTCATCATTTAAATCATGATCATTTATAATATCTTCTGAATCTATCCGACGTCTTTTACTCATAACATCATATACTAATAATTTCTTATATAAAAATTTATTTAGGAAATTATAAAAAAATCAATTAGTTAATAAGGTTAAAGTTTACTATTGAAGCCCACGAACAACCATTAAAATATCATACATAATCTCACAATCAACTTCATTATATTTAACTACATCATCAAATTCTCCTGTATCATTTTTTTGAATATACTTATTATAAGCTAAAATACCAATCTTATTATCTTTCAAACTATTTTCATCCCAAAATGTATTAATTAATTTATTTACAAACATTCCTCTACCAATACTTTTTAATGAATGACTAAATGCCCCCTTTATTGTTATGATATTATCTCTAAAATATTTATAAAGATCAAACCATTTAATATCATTTTGTGGTAGTTTTAAATTAGTAATTAATTTATTTAATTGATTTGGTTCAACTGAACTCCAATGATAAAATAGTGGTTGATAGTTTACTTTAAATGATCTATTTACATCATTAATATATGAAATAAATTGATCATACATTTTTCTTTCAGACACTTCATTTAATTCATCTAATACAAAACATTTATAGACCCATCCACATGATTTGTGAGCATATCCTAAACCAATCATATATACATAGTTTTGATTATCTCTTAGAATAGTTTCAAAATCAATATAGTATTCTAATTTATCTGAATTTAAAATTCCTTCACTGTTATCAAGATTTTTAAAAAATACAACTCTTTCACTCTTATCTCGATTTGTTTCTAAAATTGCATCAACTAATTCAGCAGTTTTACCACTAACACCAATTAATTCACAATTTAATTTAGGATCATCCCAACTATAAATTCCTTCTCTAAATGCTCTTTCTCGATGTTCAGGAGTTAAATATGCAATCATTGTAATATCTCTTAATTCTTCTGCCGATTTTTGTTTAATATGTCTATATCCATCATCATTAGTATTACACATATTTGGATAAATATGTTTATTTGATGGAGGTCGATGAGTCCAATCAGTAGATTCTTTTAGTTCATGTAACCATTTAATTGAACTATCGGTTTCAATCATAATATGATCATCTTTATCACCAAAATTAACTGTACCTAATTTATCATTAAATTCATTAGATTGATTTACAATTCTTTCTTTATTAACAATTCTTTCCATTTTCCAACCTCTTCCTAAAATAAATGCCTTTTTAGTATTTACTTTTTGCATATACTTTAATGCTTCATTGTAAACATGCAATTGAAATTTAAATGGTTTAACACTTGTATTATTGCGCAATGTAGTATTATCTACATTAAATTGAAGTTTTGTATTTTTAATATCAACCGCATAATAAAAATGTTTATGAGGAAAGGGGGACTCAAGTTTATTAGAATCCATATCCCCTGCATCATAGGTATTATTTGTAATAATATTAATATAGTCATTTCGTACTAGTAAATCAACACTCCCTAATGTTTGATTTTCTGGATTTTGTAAGACACCTTGATATATCAATGGAATTCCACGATACATTGCTTTAAATGTCTTAATACACATTTGTTTATCTCTTGCCATATATGATTCACCAATTTTTACTATCTTTTCTTTATACGTATCAAATAGTACATTAATTACTTTATTTTCAAAATCAATACCTTCTTTAAATTTTTGTTGAACAGCTTCTCCGTAATCTCTTTTTAGCCTTTTTGATTCTAATTGAGGAATTCTTTTAACTGGTTCATCTTCAAATTTAGAAATATTATATTCATCATAATAATCTAAACATCTATCATTTAAAGCACTGTTTCTAGTTTTTGAAGCAGACACCCACGTTTGATCAATTTTGTAATTGAAAGTGTTTTCAATTAATTCCTGAAAATTAGTATCATCTTCAAATTCATTTCTTGATCTCTTAACATTTAAACTATCAAAACGTTTGATATTAATATTTGAAACTAGATTAAGATTTGTATTAAAAATATATACTTCGTATTCTAAAAGATTTGCATTAGTTAATATTTTTTTACATTTTTGAATAAATTTTAGATCAATGTCTATTTCATTAGTAACTAAATAATCAACTAATTTAGTACCTTTAATACCATAAATTTCATAATTTGTATTATTAATTGTTAAATAATAATTTAATCTGATTACATTATCTATTTTAATATCTCTTCTATAAGGACGATCAAGAGTAATTTTTTTAGTAATTGGTTTACAACGTGCTAAGAATGAAATAATACGACGATCATAAATTGCAGCAATAATTGACATATATTAATAGCCTTATAATTATAATAATAAGATTAGTTTATATCAATTTTTTAGTGAATTTATTTTTTTAATTAATAATAATTTATGCTCTTCCAATAATGTATTATTCGAATTAATTTCTTTTTTTAATTCTTCATTTATTAAATTTAAATTTATATTATTATTTTCTTTATTAAATTCGATTGGTTCACTTAATTTAGTTAGATTTTTTTCTAATAAGTTTTGTAGATTAATTAATTTATTTATTTTACGAATAATATTATTCTTTTTTAAATTAATATAACATATTTCATTAAAATTATTAAAATATATATCATCAAGTATATTATCTATTTTAGTTATTTCATGTTTTAAATAACTATATTCTTCTGAATTCACATTGCATTCTTCAGATCTATTATAATAAACTTGAATATTTGAATCATTTTTAATTTCTTGAAACATTTCACTTATCTGTTTATTTAATTCAAATAATAGATCCAAATGTAAATCATCATTATTTGCATCATCATTTGCAGCATCATTTACATCATCATTTACATTATTGTATAATTCAATAAATTCTTTAATATTTCTAATAAAATTTATTAGATATTGATCAATATTATTTATAGATATTTCTTTTAATTGTATAAACTGTTTATATTCATTATATAATTGTTCAATATATTCAATTGGTTCTTTTGGATTATTTAAGATTTCAACAATCTTATCGTATTTATGTATTACCCCTTTAATATTATTTATTGATTCTGTATTAATTTCACATTCATCATTATTAAATATTTTTAATATTTCTTTTAAATATTCTTTTAAATGTTCTGTTTGATCATTAAATAATTTATCAATACTTATATTTTTTTTTATTAATATATCATCAATTTTTAATTTTATAATTGATATTATACTAAGCATATTAATAAATTCTTGTAAGTCAAAATGGTCTAAATTTAAATCTTCTTTTAAAACAAGTTTATAAATTAATTTTAAAATAACTGTAATTTCATTAATTCTATTTTGTATTTCTATTCTATTTAATAAGATTATTTTATTAATTCTTGCATAAAGTATAGAAAATATTTTATAATTTCCTTCTAAAACTGATGAATATATATTATCTAATACTTCTAAAGAAATATTAATATTATTTTCATCTAATCGAATTAATTGATTTTTAATTAAATTTTGGTTTGAATATATAGATGAATTTAAATTTATTATTAATTCTGAATATTTAATAAAATTTATATTATTAAAAATATCTAATGATTTTGATATAATTATTTGATTTGAATTAAACATATTTACTGTATGT